AGCTCTCTTGTGCAAGGTGCGCCTTTTGGGGTGCGAATAAAGTTTTTTTCAAATACTTTGTAAATTGAACGCTCGTATTTGTCATTGCCCAATATTTCTATTTTTTGCCCAAACCATTCCTCGCAATCTGCTAAAAATCGCTTATTGTCAGGGTGTTCTTCTTTGACTTCGGTATAAGCAATAATAAGTGGCAATTTGCCAGCATTTTCGGCAATCGCTAACTTGGTAGCTACCGCACTTGCAGCCCCACAACTAAACCAGCAGACTATTCTCATTGAAGTTCGGGCCATATAAGATGCCAGGATTGTGGAAACAAGTCCTTGCGTGTGATTAAACCATGCGACTCCTTTTCAAGAGTTGCCCCTAATACTGCAAAATGTGCTGCTGGAATGTTGTTTTTTCGCCACATTGATACAGCGTGAGGTGAAACTCCTACTAATTTAGCCACTTTTGTAGTACCCCCAAGCAGATCAATAATTGCCGAATCTGTGATTTTTAGCTTCATTCAGGAATCTTACACCATAACTAATTATTTTTGCAAAGGTATTGACAACTTAATCAATTTGCTTACAATCAGGGGTATAGCAACTTCGCTATGTCATTTAAGGGGAATTTAAATGGATGAGTTGTATCAAGTTATGACCGAAATGGAGCAACGCTTGGAAATAGCGTTAGATAACATGGAATACGGCACAGAATTGTCGCAAGATGATGTGGATGTTATTCGTGCTGCTTGTGGAAAACCAAACAACAAGCGTAATAATCTATTGCAATCCGTGTTTGAAGATTTTGGTAAGGTCTTTGGAGGTTCTAATGTCCTAGCCTGTCCATAGAGTTTACTACAGCTTATTTCTTTTTAGTTTGTTGTTTTTTTACAACAGTTTTCTTGGGAGTGGTGTCCAGAACGCTTGAAACATGAAACATTTTGCCGTTACGTTCCATCATTATTGCCTCCACCAAAGTGCAAGTCATTCCTTGCTGGACAAGAAAATGCAATCCCTCCTTGTCATAATGCACGTGGACTTCGGCTGATCCGTCTTTATTTTCTTTGATTTTTTTAATTAAAATTTCCATTAGTGTTGCCCCGAAAAAGCCACAGGGCCAAGTGCATTTAACAAATCACGATGCGCTTTGACTTCGTTGGTCAAAAATGCAATCCGTTCTTGCAAAACTTTAATTTCTAGATCAGCTTGTTTAAGCATATCTAACAACATTTCTTCTCTATTCATATTAACTCCGGCCAAATTAAATGCCAGGATTGTGGAAACAAGTCCTTGCGTGTGATTAAACCATGCGACTCTTTTTCAAGAGTTGCCCCTAAAAATGCGTATTGAGATGCTGGAATGTTGTTTTTTCGCCACAAACTAACTGCTGCCGGGCTTACACCCGTTAATTTGGCTACTTTGGCAGTTCCCCCAAGCAAGTCAATTATTGCTGAATCTGTAAGTTTTAGTCCCATTTAGCAATCTTACAACATAAGTAATTATTTTTGCAAAGGTATTGCAAAGTCTTGAATATTACTTAATAATGGAGATATAGCAACTTCGCTATGTCATTTAAGGGGAATTTAAATGGATGAGTTGTATCAAGTTATGACCGAAATGGAGCAACGCTTGGAAATAGCGTTAGACAACATGGAATACGGCACAGAATTGTCGCAAGACGATGTAGATGTTATTCGTGCAGCTTGTGGAAAGCCAAACAACAAGCGCAATAATCTATTGCAAAACGTGTTTGAAGATTTTGGTAAAGTCTTTGGAGGTTCTAATGTCTAAATACTTAGAACTTCGCAAGATCAATGTCAACGATCATACCGAACGTAAGGGTCGTTTTACTTATCTTTCTTGGGCGTGGGCCGTAGATCAGTTATTACAAAAAGACCCAATGGCTACTTGGTCGTATGCCGATCCTACAATATTTGCCGATGGTTCAATGATGGTATATTGCACAGTTCAGGCGTTTGACAAGTCAATGACTGCCATGCTTCCGGTGCTAAACCATGTCAATAAACCAATCCAAAATCCTAATGCAATGGATGTCAATACCGCTATGCAACGATGCTTAGTCAAAGCGATTGCTTTGCATGGCATTGGTTTGTATATCTACGCTGGCGAGGATTTGCCAGAAGATGAAGCACCAAAACAAGTGAAGTCTAGTCAATCAATGAAATCTGTAGCAGAAGATATTTTATAAGGGGAAACACATGGCATATACACCAAAAGAAGGTTCAGGAAGTCTGTTTAAAAATGAGCGTAAGGCTTCTGATAACCATCCTGACTTTACTGGAACAGTTATGGTCAATGGCAAAGAGCATTACTTATCTGCCTGGACTAAGACATCCACTAAAGGCACAAAGTTTCTTAGCGTATCAATCGGCAAAGAAAAAATCCCACAAGGATTTAAACCAGCAGGATCAGACGAGTTACCAAAGGATGATCCGTTTATAGACGATAGTACCCCGTTCTAAAGGAAAACACCATGCAGAACCAAATTAAGAATCTTATTACCGAAAGTGCCAAGTTAAGCTGGCAACCAGTTGGCGTAGATGAAGAACAGCAACTTATTAGTTTTAAACCTGAAGATTTGTTGTCTGTGATTAAGGCGGTTCTGCACGTTGCTGCCGATATGTGCGAAAACTACTATGATTCAGAGCGTATCATTAACTATGCACAAGGAATTAAATGACTTGCCAAGTATGTAAATTCTTTGTATTCAATCAAAATGATATGATGGGAGCTTGTAAGCTCAATCCTGTGGTTGTTAATAAAATGCCTCAGGACTGGTGCGGTCAAGAGATTCCAAAAGAATACGAAGAACCAGGCATTACAATAACTGTTGCTCCAAAGGCTACAACTGTTGCCCAAGAAACAACATACGATATACACACGGATGAAGTAAAACCAAAAAGGGGAAGAAAAAATGCAGGAACAAAAGAGTGAATCAGGCCATTGGTACACCAAAGATGGAGAGCCAGCCTACACAATCGAACGAGCAGATGGCAAAGGGATGCGAAACACCACTTTGCGAGATGCAAAGAAGCTGAGCCTTTTACCGAGCGTTACTACCATTCTCGGTGTGGCGGCAAAGCCTGGACTCCAGAATTGGCTTCAGCAGCAGGCTATCCTTGCAGCCTTAACGCTACCACGCAATGAGGGCGAGTCTGAGGAAGATTACTTAGACCGAGTTCTCAACGATTCTAAGGCACAAGGCAGGGATGCAGCCGATAGAGGAACACAGATTCATGGCGTATTAGAAGCCTTTTTTAGCCAAGTTTTATTGCCCGAAATACCTGAGTATTGCCGTAATGCAGAAAACGCTTTAAAAGCCTCGTTTGGCAATCGCCTATGGGTTACTGAGAAGTCTGGTAGCCATGAGCTAGGATTTGCTGGAAAAGTGGACTTACACGCTAAAGGCGATAAAGTTAAGGGCATTGTCCCCGTAGTTGCAGATTTTAAGACAAAAGAAGTCCCTTTAGAAAAGGTCGTTCCATACGAGGATCATATCATGCAGTTGGCTGCCTACCGAGAGTTATTAGGCTTGTCAGATGCTCGGTGCGCTATTGTCTTTGTCAACGGATTGACCAATGAAGTCAAGGTCTGCGAGATTGAGGAAGCGGATTTGCAAAAGGGTTTAAAGTGCTTTTTCCATCTGCTACGTTTCTACCAAATTAAAAGCGGATTGGTCGTATAATATCTTTGGGGCTGGGTTGGTGATCCCCCGCCAAAATTCCTTCCGTGAGGATTCCAGCCCCACCTTAATGTTGCTTAAAAGCCACAGATAAAAAATATTTTGCACAAAATGGTTTTTTGTGATTTTTATATTTATAGTTACATTTATCAGGGCAGGCATACTTCAGATCAATAAGCCGAAGGTGTACGACTAAGCAGTCTGTCCTGTTTTTTAACTAAGGGGGAATTATGAAAACAGCAATTATTGAATGGATTGGCGTAATACTGCTAGGCCTAATCTTGGGCGCAATGTTTGGCTGGGGGTTCTAATGATCGACAAATCTCAGTATGTTATTCGTTTAATGGAAAACTTGAAAAACAGACAGATTTTTAGAAATAGAGCCTGCATTACAGTATTACTCAAGCGTAGAGGCAAGACGTTAGAAGCAAAACGCAAAATTATTATGATGGCTAATACTCCATTATTTTATGCTTTTGGATATGAATACGAACCTAAAAAGGAAACGGAATATGGATTTGGCTACTGAATTTGAAAGCCCTGACTTTGGCAATTATAAGTGTTACAAAATGGGCGGAATCTTACACGTGCCTCATTACACCAAACCAGGCGTTTATGTAGCACCTTGCATCAAGATTGTGAATCAGTTTGGTCGTAACGAATACCCAGCCCGTTTCTTTTACAAGCATGAACTATTAGCGATGGGCGCAGTAGAAGTAATGGAAACCCTATGGAAAACTTATGCGAGGGACAATAAATGAACGCATACAAATTAGCGGAAGAATTGCAAAGAGCTATTGCTGACAATATGACTGACTTGGTTTGTGTTCAAGATGCAGCCACTTTGCTTAGAAAACAGGCAGATGACCTTGAGTATATGCAAGAGCAGTTCGACAGGGCCATAGAGTTTTTAGCCAAATGCAACGGATGGAGTAAAAACAAATGAGCTATGAACATTTTGTAAACAATTACCAGAGATGGCTAAAAAGCCCTAGAACGCTCTCAGAGGCGTTTAAAGATGCTGAGTATGCAACGTCTATCACTCGACCTGAAGATGGCGAATACAGCTTGTTTTGGGGGCTTTTAGGGGCTTTGATGTTTGTAGCTATCTTCGGTTACGGCTTTTGGCGTTATGTCAACCTATAAGCCATTTAGCCAAGATTTACACGATGTTTATGATGCGCCTGCTCGTCAGGCAGTATCTACTTGGATGCAAATGAAAAAAGGTTATGAAGTGCGGGAAAACCCTAATCGCTATGGAGTTGACTTAATCTGCTTTCGATCAGGTTTTCCAGTTGGTGCGCTTGAGGTAGAAGTTCGTCAATTAGGTTTTGACCAACATCGTAGTATTCACGTAGCGCAGCGCAAAGAAAAACTATTTCAGGAAGGTCTGCCGACTCTATTTTTTGCCTTAACTCAGGACTTACATCGTGCTTATTACCTGAAAGCAGACTTGATAAAAGATTGCCCATTGGTAGAAGTCCATAATCGTTATGTTGGTAAAGGGGAAATGTTTTACGATGTCCCGATTACCATGTTCAAAATTGCAAACCTTACAGATGTATTTTAATACTTCCGCATATTGGGCAATGGAGCTTCTTTTTGACTTGATCCATGCTCAGGGTGATGTGCTTTTTGCATAGGCAAAGCAATATGTTTATCCAGCTTACGCTCAAGACGCTCTACTTCCTTCTCAATTCTGTGAGGGGATTCTTTTACGTAATGGCCTTTTGGGGACTCGTGTGTCTTACCTTCGATTTTGAAGTTGGTCATAGTGTTTCTCCGATCATATTTAATGCGTTAAATTTTACATCTTCTACTCTTTTTAACCATCCTTTGCCAAAAGTGCCAAAGGTAGGCAATGATTCATAAAAGCTAGTTTTGCGATTGCTGTAGGCATCTACAACATCTTTAGGGTCTTTTTGGGCAATTAACTGCATAGTGCGTGGGCCAATCACTCCATCAGGAACACAGCCCATAGCTTCTTGCAATAACTTAACTGCTCTCCCCGGCCCCATGTTTACCGCAGCGTCAAACGCCATATAATCCACGCCCAAAGGTAATTGATTTGCATAACAAGCCAGCCAATACTTAGCTTGATACATAGGAGCTACATCGGCAGGGGTTAGACCTTTCATAGTCTTAACATCATGCCCGACCCATTCTTCCCATACTTTTTTGGTTACGCCAAGATTGGTTTCACCGCCAGGGTCTGCTGGATTGTTTACCCAACCGCCTTCTGACTTCAATACAAGGTCAAGGCACTTTTGAAAATTATTTTGCACTATCTGATCCTATTTTTATGCCTGTAATTAAACCAATAAAACCACCAACGATGGTCTGAAATGCAGGGCCAACTATTTCAAATAGTTTATTGTTATCTACCTGAGGATCAAAGAATCCAAACATAAACACAGTAACCATAGCCAATACAGTTACACATAAAGTAAATGTAGCTATTAAAGTTACCCAAGAAGCTAATTGTTCGTTATTCATTTTAAATTAACTTGTTGATTAACCCATTCTTGTAGGGTCATTAATTGTTCTGTTGTTTGGGCGCATTGCTCGGCAACAAGTAATACGTTATGGGTTTCACCATTAATTGTGATGGTGGCATTGGGGTCGCTGGCGGACAAGTTACGGGTACGAGAGTCGAGCATCCCAGTATAGAAAGTATGGATGCTAGTAAGGCGAGCTTCGTAAGTTTGCTTAATGTTTTCATTAATTATTTCCTGTTCCTTGATCTTGGCATCCGTTTCTGCCTGTTGTTTTTCTGCAACAATTTTGACTTGATCTCTAAAGTCAGCAAAGCGCAGATGCTCCACATAAAAGCCAACCCCAAAACCGCCCAAAACCAAAGCCAAATAAATGTAGATTTGTCCACCGATACCGCCTAGTAATTTAAGTAAAAAGCTCATTGTGGCTCTGCACCACTCATGTGTTTACCAGCTACCGCAGCAGCTCCTGAACCCGATACGATGCCCAAAGCACCAGCTAATTCAGTAAGGCTAATTTCATGCCCTGCGTAGATTAAATAGATTGCCGAACCNGCNACCACAAAAAAGCCAAGCATCCACGCCCAACGAGCAATATCGTGNGTCTGATTGTCTTTGCCAGTCAGAATGTGGGTAAANATTTCGTTCATTTTTTATTTAAAAATACATCNACAATAATAGTAATNAANCCACCAACTACCGATGCCATGCCCATCAATGCCCACAATGATCCTTTTGAGCGTTCTGCCATAGCCAAAAGTTGTTTAATGTCATTACGCATCTCAGCCATTTCTTTTTCCATAGCCTCAACCTTTTGCCACATTACCCCTATTTTCATTGGATCAATATCAGACATCTTAATTTCCATTACGTTTTCTGTATAAAAGCTAGTGAATAATAAAGCGGTTGATTTGTGCCTGAATTTGACATTACACCACTATTAACAAAACCACCGGTAGA